GTCAGAGTTCTTGAATCCTTGGGCTTGGGCGGTCATATATGTTTATCAAACTTATTCGAGCGGGACTGGCAGTCGCTATTCTAGGCTCTCTCTGGACATTGTTAGCAGTCGTGAGGTTTATCTGCTATGGAAAAGAAGTGTCTTAATTGCGAGAAGGCGTTGGTAAGGAAGACGGTGTATCGTAATACGCTTGAATCGGTGTTTAACTTTAGAAGGCGTAAATATTGCAGTACGGAGTGTTACCTTGCTCATACCAAGGAGGATAGGAATAGGGTATTCTGGGGGACACGAACCACAACATATGAAAACACAAAAGCCTAAAAAGGTTACACCATTGCCATTAATGAAGAAGAAAGCTCAGGTGGCTTTTAATAAGCGAATCCGTGAGAGAGACGCTGGGCTTCCTTGTCTAGCTTGCGGTAAGCACTCGGATAATATGCACGCAAGTCACTACATATCCCAAGGCTCATCCTCATTTTTGAGATATCATCCCGACAATGTACACAACTGCTGTGCTGGGTGTAATCTGTTCAAAAGTGGAAATCTCATAGAGTTTAGAATCGGCTTGTTGAAGAAAGTAGGGGCAGAAAAGGTCGAGTGGCTAGAAGATAACCGTCACGCCCTCATGAAGTGGACACGAGAAGACCTACAGGCAATTATAAGTGGGACATACGTCTATGAAGAATAACATCATCCAAGCGCTTATTGTACTTAGAGCCCTTGATATCCTCACGACATTCATAGTCCTGTATAAGCTAGGCGTGTCAACAGAAGCTAATCCGTTCTATGTGGCACTAGGTGGGCTTACGTCCATTATCATGGCCTCTGTGGTTGTCTCAGTGGCTCTGGTGGTGGGTCTGTATTACGGATACAATGTCAAAGCGGTGCGATATGCGTTCTGTGGGTATATGGTGCTCAATGGACTTGTGGTCTTGAATAACGCGTATTGTGTCGCAGTTATACTGAAAGGGGGTGTTTGATATGGCAAAAAGCAAAAAATGGATCAAGTCAGATGAGTTTGCAAAAAGAGCAATAGCTACCTATGGATATGCCGTTGCGGGTGCTATTCTGTTTTGGGTACCTGTATGCATCGTTCTCGGATTTATAAGCGCAATCCTAGATAGTGGGTATTAGTCAGACATTACGGCCATGCAGGTGCGTGGCCTGATATAACCGTCTCAGTCTGAATCTCGATGATTTTCGGGCTTGGGCGGTCATATTAGGTTATGGAACACAGAAAATGCATCAGGTGTGGTTGTGAAATAATACGCAAGGTTGTTCGCGTTTATTTGCTTGAATCCCTTCTCAATTTCAAACGCAGGAGGTATTGTTCAGCTGAATGTTATTTCGATCATATAAAAGAGGGCCGATCAAAGTGGAAATGTCGCAGATAGACGGACACCCTAGCCGTGTCCCAATATTCAAGCGTTATGAATGCCTGGATGGGGCACAAGCTAGTCGTGCCACCCGTCCCCATATTTTACAACAATTGATTGTGATACAATAGGCAAATATGATGTTTAATATACTCATCTTGCTCACCGCGCTCATCTTCTACGCACTTGGCTACTTCGCTGGACACTACGGGGACATCAAAATATCTGCTATCAAACGAAAACTCATGCCCAAGAAAGGTGCGGTCATTGATTATATAACTCCCGAGAAGTCAGAGTATTACGGCTCTGAACGAGAAAAGATAGATCAACAACAAGAGAAGTTATTGCGCGAGGCAGGATTATGACAACCCTTGATTGCGTCAGGTGTGGTTATCCACATGAAAATGGTGACTGGAAGTATCGGACATGGGATACAGAAGCTGGATCAATTACTGGATGGGGTTGTGTCGAGATGGGGGTTATAAAGTATCCTGAGTTTGTCCCTAAGAGCGTCAGAGAGGATCGTGTTAAGTATGCGGGAGATATGGTGCAGTCACATAGAGGGGGTCAGTTCTCGCGAGAATATGCGGAGTTGTATCCTGAGAGGACAAAGCAGATGCTCAAGGATGGTGTGTTGTCCACAAAGGATGTGGATAAGTCAAAGTATGTGTGGGGTAACGAGATGAAGGGGTGGGATACAAATAAGAAAAGCGATGTTTCGGCGGTTGTAAGCGCCCACAAAAAAGCCACCACGTCGGGGAAAATGATTCATTCAGTCAAAAAGTAACATGTCAGACAAACAAGCTAAAAAAGTTAGGAAACAAATTAACAATTTATTATACGAACGCATGGACAGACAACAACCAAACATGAGTCTTTCACAGTTAGAAACTTATGTACAGCTATCAGTGTTTTTAACAGGCAAGAAACCAGAAGTGATTGAATTGGTCGCTCCCTTCTATAACTACTATATTCAGGAGGTACAGCACCAAGCGGAGTGCATGGGGCTTGATGCTGGATTTAAGGGCGACAAGCCTACATTTCTGGGTATTCCACTTGAAAAGAAGGTTGAAATTGCAATTGCGAAGTAAAGGAGAGGTTTTGGGGCTGTATAGAGCCCTATAGCACCACTCCCCTATTCACAATTATTCCGATAGGGGACAGGCGAGAGACACAGTTTGATATAGTTAGATATGGACATTAACGAACACCTCATCAAGATATCGGCAGGAGCAATCCCTATCGAGCACTCATTGAAACTGGGGGATGACGTTGAGTTGATGGTACAAGGTACGGTTGTCACTATCTTAGACAAGGACTTGCAGGATGGTACAATTGATAGGGTTTATACCATTAAGGGAGTGTTAGCACTAGATAAGTAACAACAAAAAAGCAACATATGGCGAATCCGAACCCTACATACAAAATACCAAAGGGGACAACTCCGAACCCTAACGGAAGACCAAAGCGTGAGTGGACTGTTGCTGGTCTAATTGAAGAGGCCATGGAAGAAGAAGACGCAACTGGTGTGCCAGCAAAGAAGGCAATTTATCAGAAGTTGGTCGCTCTAGCGAAGCGTGGTGATATTATGGCTGTCAAGGAAATTAATCAACGGCTTGATGGCATGCCTGTACAGAAGAATGTTTTGGCTGGGGATGAGGACAACCCACTACGAATAGATATTAGCACGACACTTGATAAGGTATATGGACAAGAAGACAAAACAAGCGCTGGAGAGATGCATAAGGATGGCGAAGACAGCGGGAGCACCGCCTGAACAAGTCCAGCGATTTATCGACAGCGCATATATCCCCTATCCGTGGCAGTGGTATTTTCACGCATCTGCACGTCTTGCTGACCTTCCTGATGGCCCTGTTGATATTGGTGCAGGTGGTGCACGAGGGCCTGGTAAGTCTCACTGTATCCTCTCACAGGTCGCACTAGATGATTGTCAGCGAGTTGATCGGCTCAAGTGTTTATTTTTGCGTCAGACAGGTACCGCAGCCAAGGAATCTTTTGATGATCTTATTGAAAAAACCGTACAGGGTCACATCCCCTATGAGCGCGTGGGTAATATGCTCAAGGTTGGCAAGGGGTCACGTATCATTTTGGGTGGATTCAAGGATGCCAAGGATATAGATAAGTATGTCGGTATTGAGTATGACATCATCATTGTGGAGGAGCTCAATCAGTTGACTGAGGAGAAGTACACAAAACTACGAGGATCACTTCGTACATCAAAGCCAGGATGGAGACCACGCATGTACACCTCATTCAATCCGGGGGGGCAGGGCCACGAGTTCGTTAAGAAAAGATATGTTATTCCCTTTCGCAAGAATGAACAGGTGGCTACCCGATTCATAGGCTCAACGTATAAGAATAATCCAAACCTGAATAAGGAGTACATAGATTATCTTGAGGGATTACAGGGAGATCTTGGCCGTGCATGGCGTGAGGGTGACTGGGACTTGTTCTCTGGACAGGTGTTCAGCGAGTTTTCTTACCTAAAGCATGTTATACGCCCCATCATCCCCGCTAAGGCCCATGACCACTATCTATCGTTTGACTGGGGATATTCAGAGAAAAGTAAGTTTGCCTGCTATTTATCAGCTGTTGTAAAAATGAAGACAGAGGATGGACAGAACTTTCAGCGCATCATTACTTACAAGGAATGGGCGGGTAATCAAAAATCACCTCACGAATGGGCCTCAATCATATACAGGGATTGTCAAGCTATGGGGATAACGCCCACGCGTGGTATAGGGGATTCGTCAATGTTTAACCCACAATCTGATGGGGGGCGTTCCATATCTGATCTTATGCGGGATAAGTGGCGTGAGCTTCACAAGGATCACTGGACAATCATGGAGCCTGGTACCAAGAACCGTTTGGGGCGTGTCGCTACTGTTCATAATTGGTTATCTATTGGACCTGATGATCTCCCTTACTGGATGATTACTGAAACTTGTCCGTACCTCATTGAATCACTCCCTGCGCTTATCTATGATGAGCTCAAAGTTGATGACGTGAATTGTTTTGTCGCAGGAACAAAAATAAAAACACAATCGGGTTGGTCTAATGTGGAGGATATAAGGAATGGAGATCTAGTGTGGACGCCAATAGGCTATAGAGAGGCTTATGCTGTGGGTGTCCCCAAAATAACGCCTGTAGTTAAAGTCCAATTATCTGATGGCAGGTCTTTAGAGGGGACAGCATATCATAAGGTAATGGTCGCAGGACGGGGGCTAGTAGAGTTGCAGATGCTAAATTGTGATGATATCCTAGTCGAGTGGAATACAAAAGAAGTGAAAAGTGTTTCGAGGTTATTTACGGGGGCGTCCTCTATAGAAAATATCACGGTAGAAAATATTTTGAACCTAATGGGACGTATGTTTCCAGAGGTTACACCACCCTCCATCGTCAAATTTGGATCGACAATAATGGCCCTATTCCTGTGGGCATGCATGTGCATCATAAAGATCACGATGCGTTCAACAATGATATCTCAAATTTTGAGCTTATGGAGAAAGGGAAACATGCACTACTACACTACAGAGAGAGAGTTGCTTCAGGCGAGCTCCCCAACCTTCTTAGGGCGTGGCGTGAAACGCCTAAAGGCAAAAGCACACTCAGGTCGAATGCTTATAAAATGCGTGCTCGAACTCCTATCAGGAAACTATCGTGCCTTGATTGTGGC